TATCGACTGAAGCAGAAACGAAAGGCCGGGGTTATCGCTGAAGCTAATCCTGAGTAAACAAGGTGGATCAATATTAAACCGTTGGTGGTGGCGGTAAGTGGATCACTTTTTACCCGTTGTTGACAAACAGGGCTGAAATGACTAAATGGGATGTTGTGAAAGCGAGGGAAGATGTTTTTGGTGGTCCTGGTTATTTCGGCCCAGTGAAAAAGGTTGATGTCGATATGAGCAACAACAAGCCACTCATATGGACTGGGGACATGTTAAGGGCTGTTGATTATGAGGTAGGAGAAATTGAACCTTCGACAGATAGCCAATAACGCGATCACCAGCATTAACCCCAACATCCAGGCAGTCCTCAAGAAATACGCAGGCGAAACTATAGGTCCCGGACGCAAGCCAACTCCCTCATATCTTCCAGACCAGAGCGTCACCATTCAGCTTCAGCCCATCAGTCGCGGCGATATGCAGCACGTCGACGGTCTGAATATTCAGGGGCTTGCGAAGGTGATTTATGTGAACGGGAATTATTTCAGCGTCCAGCGTGAGTTAGAGCAGGGCGGCGATATTTTCGTGATTGGCAGCGAGCAATGGCTTGTTGTTGAGCCTCTCGAACTATGGCCAGACTGGTCGCGCCTCGTCGTGGTATTGCAGGTGACCACATGAATGACTTCACCGTAGACAATGTAATCGACGCTCTGGCGAATTACATCGAACCCATAGCCGGTATCTGCCAGCAGGCACAGGCTAACAGGGTGCCGATGCCAAAAGGCCAGTTCTGCATCCTGACCCCCTTGCGATTCACGCGGCTATCCACGACGAGAGATATCAAGCAAGACACAGGCTCTCCGTCGACAAGCGCTATGGGATATACCGAGGTTCGCCAGGCAGATATCCAGGTTGATATCTATGGTCAGGGTGCAGGGGATCGGGCAATCGCCTTAGAAACCACATTCGCCAGTAGTTACGGCTACGACACCATCAAAGCTATCGATGCCAGACTGGCGCCTCTTTATTCATCTCCGGCAATTCAGGCTCCCATGATTGATGCGGAAAGCCAGTGGCAGGAGCGTTACACGCTAACTCTTTCCCTGCAAGCGCACATCACCGTGTCGTTCCCGCAGGATTATTTCGATAAAGCAGAAATTTCAACTGAACAGGTGGATGACCGCCCATGAGCACTATCCCATTATCTGTAGATTTCAATATCACGCCAAACGTCGTTACACCTGCCGGTTCTGCGGTTGATGCTAACGGCCTGATGCTGACTGACAATGAACTGGTGCCTGTGGGCTCAGTCGTCTCTTACTTCTCTGCCGCTGATGTGTCAGCTCTTATGGGAAGCACATCAAAAGAATTCCTTGCTGCTCAGCAGTATTTCAACGGCTACGAAAACTCATCCGTTATCCCGGGTGAATTGCTGATGTACCGCGTAATCACCGCTGATGTGGCTGGTTACCTGCTGTCTGGCAACCTGAAAGGTGTTGCCCTGGCGACACTGAAGGCAATTCCTGCAGGTACGATTACCCTCACGGTTGATGGCGTATCAACTACCAGCTCGTCTATCGACCTTTCCACAGCTACCAGCTTCAGCGATATCGCATCCAAGCTGCAGACAGGTATCGGCGCGAGCAAGGTGGAGGTTGAGTGGCTCCCTATTGCCAATCGCTTCATCATTCGGTCAGTGACTACCGGCGCAGCTAGTCAGGTGTCCTATGCTTCTCCTGGCGCACTGGCGACCGGCCTGCTTCTGACGCAAGCAACAGCTGCGACAGTTTCTCCGGGCTCCGGTGCTGTCACCCTGACTGACACGATGAATAACATCATCAACACCAATCAGAACTGGATTCTGTTTAACTCCCTGGTTGAGTTAACGGATGACCAGAAAACGGAACTGTGCGCGTGGGCAAATGGCAGCAAAAACCGCTTCGGCTATGTGGTGCATGACACTACCGCTGCAGGCACTATCGCTAACAACGCTAACTGCTTCGTGCAGAAGGTTGTCGTGGCTAACGGGTATGAGAACATCTTCCCGGTGTACGGGTCCTATCTGTACAGCGTTACGGCGCTGGCGTATGCAGCTTCTGTAGACTTCGCACGCACGAATGGGCGCGTGTCGTTCAAGTTCCGAGGCTTCTCAGGTCTTGCACCTAATGTAAGCGATCTGGCAACGGCTCAGGCACTCAAGTCAAACGGCTATAACTTCTACGGCTCATACAGCCTTAATAAGACGATGGCTCAGTATGCGTCTGATGGTGCTATCTCAGGCAAATTCGTCTGGCTGGACAGCTTCATTGATCAGGTATGGATTAACGCAAACCTCGTCGGAGCTTATGCCAACCTGTTCACCAATAACCAGTCCTATCCGTTCAACCAGAACGGCTATGGAGCGATTCAGGCGGCCACAATCGATGTAGCAAACCAGGCTCTGACATTTGGAGCAATTCAGAAAGGCGTGGTGCTAGACCAGGCGCAGATTCGCATCGTGAATAACACCGTGGGCAAAGATATCTCTGCGACCCTTTATTCTGAAGGGTGGTATCTGTTTATTCCTACTCAGACCGGTGCGGCTCGCCTTGAGCGTGACCTGAAAGGAGCAATCTTCTACTACGTAGACGGTCAGCTAATCCAATCTATCAACATGTCTTCAACCGCTATTCTGTAAGGACGACAAAATGCCAATTGATATTACAAGTGCTAATTCCAAGCTGCGCATCGTCGTGCCATCTTACTACCCTGGCGGTTTTGATGTAGACGATTACGCAGCCGACAACATGTTTGAAACCGGCGCGCTTCAGAACAAAGAAGACATGATGTCAGCAGACGGTAAATACCATGCTGGCTTCATCTTCAACCCGACAGAGTTCACCATCAACCTGATGGCTACGTCGAATGCCAGTAGCTTACTGGATGACTGGATTGCAGCAGAGCGAACGGCAATCTCTGCGTTTGCCTGTAACGCCACCCTGACGGTACCAGCCTTAGGGGCTAAGTGGAACTTCGTGAATGGCGTCCTCTACACCTGGACTCCTACACCTCCTGGCCGTCGCGTACTTCAGCCACGTCCTGCAGTATTCCACTTTGAAACGGTAACCCGGAGCGCAATCTGATGGCTCGCAAAGAAATTCCTTTTATCGTCGAAGAAGAAGGTCGCGACAAAGGCAAAGAGTTTATCATCACAGAAATGTCGGCATGGGATGCCGACACTCTGGCGCAGGATATCTTCCGCGCGATGGGTGATTCCAATTACAGCCAGATTCCTGCGGATGTGATCGCAATGGGATGCGCAGGGCTGGCTACTGTCGGCCTGAGCGTTATCTCTGCTTCATCTCCAGATGTTGCACGTCAATTGCGCGATCGCCTGATGTCTACGGTTGATATTGTCATCACCCATGAAGGCACAAGACAGCAACGTAAGGTTAAAGGCGAACTGGATTTTGAAGAGGTTTCCACTATCCGCACTCTGCTGGATAAAGTCTTCAAGGTTAACTTCGATTTTTTAACGATCGCCGGAGAGTAAAGTACCCCTTCATGGAAGAGGAGTCTCTTCCGGCCAAACTGGTCTCGCCTGTAAACGTATCTTCAGCGATTAACGCAATTATCTGCTCCGGCAAAGCCTCTTATCTGGACCTTCAGGAGAAGCTTTCCGTAGCAGATATGTACAACCTGCTAGAAATCATATCCGTTGAAAACTTCAACCAACGCGTCTGGCATAAGCATCAGGAGCAACGATGATTATCAATGAGTTGGCCTATAAGGTCACAATTAAGGCCGATGAGTTCCTGAACGGCAAGAAGAAGGTTGAAGAGGGCGTTAAGGAGCTTCAGGACACAGTTGATAAAAGCTTTGACGACATTGATGAAACCTCAAAGCAGACGGGTAAGGTTATCGTCAAGACTGGCGATGACATTCAGCGTTCTACGCGGAAAACTGGGCGGGTAATCTCAGATGCCACGTTTGATGTTAAGAAGTTCGGCACGTCAGCAGCCACCTCATTTCGTGGGGCATATGCTGCAGCTGCCGGTTTCCTTGGGATTGGTGCTGGGCTGTATGGCATCAAGCAGCTGTTCACCTCCACATCAAACGAAATCGTCCGGGCTAGCAACCAGGCTAAATTCTTCGGAACTGACGTCAATAAGATGTTCGGACTTCGTCGCGGCTTCCAACAGGCTGGGTTGAACGGTGACGCTTTCATTGGTGCGTCCGGTAGCGCTCGCATGGCACTGGCTAACATCGCAGACCCAACAGTATTTGGCGGTTTAACCGGTGCAGCGCAGAACCTGATGGTGCTGGGCGCTCGAACAGGGCTGAACATCAACAACCTTGGCGACCCAAGCAAAGCTCTGGGTGAGTTCACCCGCTACGGGAAGAGTCACTCACAAGAGAACCTGATGCAGGTCATGGCAGCCGCTGGTTTCGACCCGACAGATGCAGCCAAGATTAAATCAGGCGAGCTGAAGTCACTTGTCGACTCAGAGACGAAGAAGTCAAATATAACCGCCCAGCAGGTAAAAGAGCAGGAGGCTTTAGTGGCAACGCTCGGTCAGCTAGACTCTGAGTTTGACCGGCTGAGACAGGACCTTGCGATTGCTTTTGCTCCTGAAGTTATCCGCGCCATGAAAGACTTTGGCGACTGGATACGCGAACACCATGGCGACATCATTGGGTTCTTCCGTGACGCGGGCGATTCCATTAAGAAGCTCACAGACTCAGTGGGTGGAGCTACAGCGCTGCTGCTTCTCCTGGCTGCAGGACTTAGAACAAACCCGTTAGTCATGGGAGCCATTGCAGCTGCAGCGGCGAGCCACGGCATTGACCAGGCGCGTGATGAGGCAAGCAGGCAAGGGAAGGATATTGGCTCTTATCTTTATGACAAAGTGCATGAAGATAAAAAGCCATTCATGACATGGGATTCTGTTAAGTCGTTCTTTGGTTTTGGTGAGCCAGAGCAGTACGGACAATCAGCGAGGGTGTCTGGAGCATCCGGAGGAATGGACGACCTGCTTCACGGCATAATGATGACTGAGTCAGGCGGAAACCCGCTAGCTTATAACGTATCCGGTGCTACCGGCGCGTTTCAGTTCATGCCTGGAACTGCAAGAGACCTCGGTTTACGTGTCGATTCTCAGGTAGACGAAAGATTAGACCCAAGCAAATCTCGCGCAGCCGCGTCCGTTTACATGCGCCAGCTTCTCAAGCGGTACAACGGCAATGTGGATAATGCTCTTCGCGCCTATAACTGGGGCATGGGTAACGTAGATAAGTGGATCGCCAATGGCAGTGACATTTCTCAGCTTCCCAAAGAAACCAGAGAATACACCGGCAAGGTGTATGGCAACATGGGCAACGCCAGAAACTACTACGCCACACAAGGCAGGATTGCAGACAACAGGCCGTATGAACTGGCATCTGGCGGAGGACAATCGCAGATTACCAACAGCACCCATATCAACACAGTGAACGTTAACAGCAATCCTCAGACTGTAGATTCTCTCACTCAGAGCATTAACCAGCAGGCGAAAAGAGCAACAACGAACTCATCGTTTGCTTCTGCTGTGAATTGATACGATCGATTTATTTCATGAACAGCGTGATTTTTGCGTAGTAGAATGGGGCACGGAGGTAAGACTATGAGAAGCAATTTGCTTTATCTGTTTATCTACACGCTGACATTCACGATCGTTGCCCAGCCTGTAGACAAGTTAATGACAATAAGCCCTGGCTATGCGCTGCTGTTGCTAACTCTGTGGGTTGCCGTATCGTCAGGCATTGTTCACATAATTCACTTCTGGCCCACCAAAGTACGTTAATAACCCGCTTCGGCGGGTTTTTTATTGCCTGGAGAAACGATGAGCATCATCGACCTCAATACCGCAGACATATTTAATGCGATCGGCGGTGGTTCTCCACTGTCTATTATCGACAGCGTCCTACACCCTCAATCTGTCATTAGAGATAGCACCACAGGAGCTGTAGCGCTTGAGTTCAGCGGCATGGCATCAATTCAGCCAAGTGGCAGGGCTCAGATAACGAATGCACCGGTTGAGGGTGGAAAATATCAGTCCATCAACAAAGTGAAAGAACCGTCTGTTGTCAGGTGCGAAGTCATCGTTACCGGGCTGACC